AGTTTGAAACCGATTATAAACGAATATAAATAAGAAACGATGAAGGCAAAAGTGATTATCGCTCAGGCGACGGCAGAAACAGTCGGATTTCTTTACGAACTGGTTAAGAGGATGGCAGAGAAAACGGCTATCAAGGCTTATCCGAGTGTGGACTATCAAGCCGTGTTCTTCCCGGTAGATAAACACGACCTGTCTTTTGTGAAGCGGGTATTGGCAGATAGGGACTTTCTTTTTAAGGTGGAAAATGCTGAATAATAACATTAAAAATTAAGTATATGAAAGTAATTCGAAAGTCAGGTAACCGTAATAGTTGGCAAGAAATGGATATCGAGAGCCGTCAGGCCGTGTATTTAGCGGAACGATTGGTAGAGGATAAACGCGGCGTAGAAACCGGAGGTAAACGCTACAACAACTGTACGCTGGAGATACGCTATGGAAACAATATCTATAATACACAGATTGACATAGTGGATAACGACGGCTTGGTAATAGCCTTCTACTCCGATGGCTATTTCTACGACAGTACATGTAAGCAACAAGTGGAATTATTCTAAGGCAAATAGATTGTGGGTTAGGACAGCCCGGAAAGATGGGCGGGCGATTAGTTCAGGCAGGTAGAACAGGCGAAACTTATCCATAGAAGCCATTGTCCCCGGTTCGAATCCGGGATCGCTCACAAGTAAGTAACAACAATAACGGATTAAAACAGATATAGAAATGAAGAGACGAATCATAGTTGAGCATGGGGAGGTAAAGCGGATCGCTTTACTGATGAACTGCACCTACGAGATGGTGTCGCATTCGCTGGCTTACCGGAAGGATACCAAGCTGGCGAAGGCGATCCGGAAAATGGCTTTGACGCGTGGTGGTGTCGAAGTGGGTGACGAACCGGTAAATGATACAAGCCATGAGGAAGAATTCGTTAAAACCGTTTGAAGGTGAATTTGTCTGGTGGCACACCCTTACCGGAAAAGAAAAGCTGTATGTCGTTTACTTCCTGCTCAGTTTTACCTTGATGGCGGGATTGACGGACGGCAATTCGATTTGGGTGATGTTTTTGGCAGTATTGAATTTCGGCAATTCCGTGCGGCTGATAAAAAGAGTGCCGATAGACAAACTGGAAGATTTTTAGTAAGCAAAACAGCTGAGTGATGGAATATTTCGAAAACGAACTATGTGTAACCTATGAGGAGCTTACCTCTGGCGATGATCCTGTTATAAAGTATAGTACTTTAAACAGCAACATCACCAGAAAAAGAATCCGAACCGCCAAACGTGGCGGTGGCGAAGGTTCCTGCGCATTGATTATCTATTCCTCGCTCCCTGAAAAATACAAGGCCCGTTATGTGGCGAAATATGGTGATCCGGTAGAAGCATTAAAATTACAACGTATGAGAAACAGGGTGAAAATAGACGAAAAGGCAAGAGAGTTTTACGAGGCGTTCAAATACGACATGAACGGTGTTCAAACAGGGCTTAGCAAAAAACTGATAGCAGAATATACTTTGAACGCTTCGGTGTTGAATACCTTGGTGTGTGACTTGGAAGATAAGGCGACCAACCGGAAGATGTTAGGCAACAGCCTCAATACTTTGTGGGAATGTGTCGCCACCACCAGCGAGAACTTGCGCGAAATCTATGGTCATACCCTGCCGGAAAACCTTGCGCGACTGAGGGGGAAAATCCGATGTTACAAATTACAGGGATACCCTTCCCTTATCTCCGGCAAGGTAGGCAACGCCAGTACGTTGAAAATAACCGAGGAGGCAGGTCGTTTCCTGATCGCCTTGAAGCGCAGCCGGGTTCCGGTTTATACCGACTCACGGATATTCGAGGAGTATAACCGGGTGGCACCGGAAAAAGGCTGGAAAGAACTGAAGAGCAAACGCAGCCTGACGATGTGGTTTAACCGCCCGGAGATACAGCCGCTTTGGTGGGACGCCGTACATGGCGAGATGTCGGCGCACCAGCGTTTCGGCCGCAAGCACCGTACGGAACTGCCCTCACGCCGCGACACGCTTTGGTATGGCGACGGTACGAAACTGAACTTGTATTATCAGGACGAGAACGGGGATATGCGCACCACGATGGTGTACGAGGTGGTGGATGCCTACAGCGAGGTGCTGCTGGGCTATTACATTAGTGATCACGAGAACTTCGAGGCACAATATAACGCCTACCGCATGGCCGTCCAGGTTAGCGGGCACAAGCCTTACGAGATCGTGCACGACAACCAGGGCGGACATAAGCGGCTGGAGAAGGAAAAGGGAAAGAAAGAGCCGGGTTTCTTTGATCTGATCTGCCATGTGCACCGCCCGACAGCCCCCTATAGCGGGCAAAGTAAGACGATAGAGAGCATCTTTAACCGTTTCCAACAACAGGAATTGAATAAGGACTGGCGGTTTACCGGTATGAACATTACCGCCAAAAAGGAGAGCAGCCGTCCGAATTTGGAGTTTGTCGAGGCGAACAAGGACAAACTTTTCACTTTGGAGGAACTGAAAGCCCACTACGCTGAAGCACGCAAGGCCTGGAACGAGGCCAAACATCCGGCGACCGGGATTCCCCGCATTGAGATGTACGAAAAAAGTGTAAACGAGGAGACGGACGTGGTGACGGTCTATGACATGGTGGATATCTTTTGGATATGGACGAAAAAGCCTGCCACCTTCACTGATTCGGGCATAGAGATCACCATCGGCGACAAGAAACTGCCTTACGAGGTGTACGAGCGTCCCGGCGTGCCCGATCATAAATGGCGCATGAAAAATACCTATCGCCGGTTCTATGTCAAGTATGATCCGAACGACCTTCGCGGTATTCGCCTGTATTGGGAGGACAATGCCGGTGGCCGGCGGTTCGAACGGGTGGCCGAGCCTTATATGGTCATCCATCGTGCCTTGCAGGACCAGACGGAGGGCGAGGCCGCCTTTATACGTCGGGAACAGGAAGCGAACATTCAGGATCGTATCGACCGTCAGGTGATTGCCAAAGAAATAGAATATGCCTACAATGTAGCTCCGGAACAGCACGGTCTGAGTACACCGAAACTGAAAGGTGTAACCGCCGAGGTGCAACGTGAAATCGACCGCCGTACAGGGAAGTATAGCCGGAATCCGGAAGAATATCGTATCGGTCGTGCGACTAAGAAAGCCAGCCTCCTTACCTGGGATCAACTGAAGGAGAATAAGGTTGTTGACATGCGCAAGGTGGCAGGCAAACTGTAAAGCAAGAAATTATAATCTATAAAATATAAACGATATGAACGAACTAAGTACCAAAGAAAAGGACGTGATCCGCGAGGCACTCCGGACATACGTCGCCAAATATCCGAGCCAGAACAAGGCAGCTGGCAGCTTGAAGAACACCAGTGTCGGCACGATCAGCAGTATCATGAACGGCAAGTATGAGAATATCTCGGACGAGATGTTCCGTAATATCGCCTCACAGGTAGGCTGTCGGTCGAAAGATACCGGCTGGCAGATCGTGGAGACGTCCGCCTATCAGGAAATCCGTTATGCGCTGGATGATGCCCAGCGCTGGCGTAACGTGACGTGGGTGGTCGGCGAGGCTGGATGCGGAAAGACGACGACGGCACGCCTTTACACGGAAGAGCACAAGGAGGTTTTCTATATCCTTTGCTCCGAGGACATGAAGAAGGGCGATTTCGTGCGTGAGATCGCCCAAAAGGTCGGGATCAAGACGGACGGGCACAATATCCGTGAAATCTGGGGCCTGATCCTGGACGACGTGATACAGATGGATGCGCCGCTTTTGATCTTCGATGAGGCGGACAAGCTGACCGAGCCGGTGTTCCATTATTTCATTAGCATGTACAACAAACTGGAGGACAAAAGCGGAATCGTTTTTCTTTCCACCGACTACATCAAAAAGCGCATCAACCTCGGTTTGCGTCACCAGAAACCCGGATATAAGGAGTTTTTCAGCCGTATGGGGCGTAAATACTTCGAACTGGAGGAAACGACTGCCGGCGATGTTTACTCCATCTGCGTGGCCAACGGAGTACAGGATAAGAAGAAGATCGAGGAGGTGATCCGGGATGCCGAGCCGTGCGATTTCGACCTTCGCCGCGTGAAGAAAGCAATCCATCGGGCCAAACGGATGGGTGAGTAAAACAGCGTTTTAATAACATTCAAACACCGTTCAAAAGATATGAAACGAGCATTGAGCGTCCGGGATATACTGGACAAAAAATATAATACTTTCCCCTTCGAGGGAAAATGGAAGGAGGCGTTCGGAACACCGGAGCGTGTCGGCGTGTGGTTTATCTGGGGAAACAGCGGTAACGGTAAGACGTCGTTCGTCATGCAACTTTGCAAGGAGCTTTGCAAGTATGACCGGGTAGTTTACAACAGTCTGGAAGAGGGCGCGTGCCTGACGGTACAGAACAACCTGAAGATGCACGGCATGTCGGAAGTAAGCCGTCGGCTGGCATTCATACAGGAGGACATGGAAGCGTTAAAAGCCCGCTTACGTCGCCACAAGAGTTACAACATCGTGGTGGTTGACAGCTTCCAGTACACCCGCATGAGTTACCGTGACTACATCGCGCTGAAAGAAGCCTTCCCCGGCAAGCTGTTCATCTTCATCAGCCATGCCAAAGGCAAGAACCCGAAAGGCGATGCGGCCGAAAGCGTGATGTATGATGCCACGCTGAAAATATGGGTCGAGGGAGGAAAGGCTTTCAGCAAGGGACGGTTTATCGGTAAGACCGGCGAATATGTCGCCTACCCGAGGCTGGCCGAGGAGTATTGGAGTGACAATGGGACAAAAGCGGTGAGCCATGAATAAGAAAAAGATTTACCAGTTAGGCATGGAGCCGCAATACGCCGCCCATGTGATCCTGCTCTGGAACGAAGGCGAATACCCCTGCGATATCCGGGTACGGCGTGCCAAGACCGCCGGTCTGATAGTTGTCGAGGTCGAGGAACTGGAACTGGCTAATAAAATCGTGAACGTCACCCGTTGCAAGGTGGCGATAAAAGAAGTCGAACAATCTAAATAACCGGATCATGAATGAAGTGATAGAAGCAATCGTAAATGACGCGGTGGAAAGGGCAATGGCATTTTCACCTTGTGACCAATCATTCATTTACAGCGAAGTCTCAGATCGCCTGTCGGATTTATCGCATACGGCACTGATAACCGAGTACGGATTTAAAGAGGAGGACTTCGAATGAGTAGGAATTATGCACGTTTTTATACCCTCCTTAACCGTTTGCCTACAGAGGATAAGGACGAATTGAAAGCCTCGCTGGTCAGCCAATACACCGGAGGACGCACCGAATCGCTCCGGGAAATGACCTATAACGAGTACGATGCCATGTGCGAGGACATGCAGCGTATGGATGAGAATTACAAGGCGCGGGAAATCTACCGTGAGCAGCTACGGCAGAAACGCTCCACGGTGCTGAAGTTGATGCAAAAGCAGGGTATTGACACGACCGACTGGAACCGGGTGGATGCCTACTGTCAGAATCCCCGGATCGCGGGCAAGAAGTTTGCCCGGCTGACGACAGAGGAACTGGATACGGTGGCCATCAAGCTGCGGATCATTCAAAGGAAAGACAGGGAAAAGAACACGGATTATTCACAACTAAATTAATTAAAGCTATGACAGAAGAAAGAAAAGCCGTTGAAATGACGGACGAAGAACTGAAACAATTCGAGGCGTTCAAGGCAGAACAGGCCGCCAAGCGAGCCAAGGAACAGGCCAAACGTGACCGCGAGGCCTACAAGGAACTGGTGGACGAAACGATCGAGGAGGCGATCCCGGACTTGCAAGCGGT